GACTGGCTCAAGATTACATCTTCTGGCTCTAATGGCACAGTTTGTGTTACTCAGTCAGACTCAACAACTTCATTCGTCTGCTGATATAGGCTCTATATCTGAGCTTAGAGGCAACGCACAAGTTCTAAGAGATAAACCCTACGGAGCTGAACTAGACTTTGGCATACTCAGTTATGACAAGGTAGAGACTGCAAATGGTCGTATGGGTATTACTTTTATTGATGATACTCAAATAAGACTAACAGAAAACTCACAAGTATTAATTGACGAGTTTGTCTTTGATCCTAACCCAGACAACTCTAAGATGGCTTTAACCTTTGCTAAAGGTACTGCACGATTTGTTACAGGCAAACTTAATAAAGTTCCAAAGAAAAACATCAAGATACGCACCAATAGCGCAACCATAGGTATAAGAGGCACAGACTTCACCATAACCGTAGATGAGCTTGGTAGATCGTTAGTCATCTTATTACCTAATCTTGATGGTACGTCTAGCGGTGAGATAACAGTAGAAACTGCTATGGGTATGGTAGTTCTCAATCAGCCTTATCAATCTACGGTAGCAAGTGTATACGAGCAAGCACCTACCAAGCCTGTTATCTTGGATATAACACTAGACTTAATTGACAATATGTTGATTGTAAACCCACCAGAGCCTAGAGAAGATTTACAAGAAGATACTCAACAACAAACCACAGCAGACTATTTAGACTTTAACGAATTAGAAATTGACTACTTGTCAGAAAACTTTTTAGACAACGAAGCAGACTTAGAGTTTACAGAATTAGATATAGATTATTTAGATGTAAACTTCTTAGAAGATTTACTAAGTGTGTTAGATGCTTTGGCTTTTGCAGAAGAAGAAGATCAACTAAATCAATCAGCTACGTCTGTAAACATTACAGGAACAGAAATAGGTCAAGATAAAAAAACACAAATAACAACTTTGGTACAAGGACAAGCCATATCTTTTAGAAGGATGGTAGGTAATTCTTTACGATTAGATGTTGATAACTCTGGTAGTTATACTATTATTTTGGAACAATCAGGTGTTATAAACACCGTTAAAGTAAATGGCGGTTCTTCTAGCACAATAAAAATTAAACAAGGATCGTCTTAAATAAGTTAAAATTATTATCATTCATTTAATCTATAAGGAGTAATTATGCCTAGAGGTATAGGAACATACGGAAGTAAAAGAGGTAGACCACCTAAAAGAAAAGTAAGAAAAACCGTATATAAAAAGAAAAAGTAATGCCTAAGAAAAAGGCAACGCAAGAGGATAAGCGTAAACAAACCGCTGCCTTTTGGAAGTTTATTTTGCAACAAAGGAAAAACAAAAAAGATGAAAGCACTACTTAAAAATTTAGTTGGATCAGTAGCACCAACCCTAGGCACAGCATTAGGCGGGCCTATGGGTGGTATGGCTGCAAATATGATTGCAGATGTATTAGGTTGTAAGAACGAACCTAAAGAAATACAAAAAGCCATAGACAATGCTACACCTGAACAAATGCTTGAGCTAAAGAAAGCTGAAGCTGAGTTTGAGGTTAAGATGAAAGAACTAGAAGTAGATGTATTTAAACTAGAAGTACAAGATACACAAAATGCTAGATCAACTTTCTCTAAAGATTGGACTGCTAGAATTATAGGTATTGCTACATTAGGTGGTTTCTTAGGATATATTTTTCTCATAACCCTCCAGCCCCCCGAACAGAACTCAGAGGCTTTGGTCAATTTGGTACTCGGATATCTTGGTGGTTTAGCATCAGCTATTATTAGTTTTTACTTTGGTGCATCACATAAAAGTGACGACTAACGGTAGATGGAATTGGTACGGGGAGGGTAAAGAAAAAATGCAAATATCCGAAGAAGGCATATCTTTAATTAAATCTTACGAAGGCTGTCGCTTAGAAGCCTATCAAGATTCTGTAGACGTTTGGACTATAGGTTATGGTCATACTAAAGACGTTAAAGAAGGCGATAAAATAAACCAAGACGAAGCTGAGTATATGCTACAAGAAGAAATGATTGAGTATGAAGGCTATATCAATGATCTTGTAGAAGTACCGCTAGAACAATGTCAGTTTGATGCCTTGGTATGTTGGGTATATAACTTAGGCCCTACAAACCTTAAGAACTCTACGTTACTTAAAGTTCTAAATGAAGGTAATTATGACGGAGTTCCAGAACAAATAATAAGATGGAATAAAGCTGGTGGTGTTATCTTAGGTGGTTTAGTTAAACGCAGAGAAGCAGAAGCAAATTTGTTTCAAGGGAAAGAGTGGGATAAACTGAGTTAATCATGGATGGAATGTTGTTTTGGAACATAATAATTAGTTTGGTATTTGCACCAATCTTTTATACATTAAAGACTCACGCTTCAGAACTACAAAGACAGAACATCTTAATTAACAGAACACGAGAAGAAGTAGCTAGAGAATATCTAACCAGAAGTGAGCATACCGTTGAGTTTCAACGATTAATAGATAAAATAGACAAACTTGATGCTAAAATAGATAAACTAATAACAGAGTAATATGGCAGAAATTGGAAGAGATATGCAATATGGCACACAGGTAATGAGTTACTATTACAATCCTTTAACGGGAGAAACATACACATCTACAGGCTCTTTAGATAGACCCCCTGAAGGATTTATACCAATGGATGAAAATTATACTCCTGGTATGGGAACAGGAACAGGAACAGGAACAGGAGCTAATACTACATACGATCCATACGCATACAGCGATATAGGCAGAAGAGCATTAGGTGGAGAATATATAGACTCTATGAATTTCTTTTGGTTTGATCCTGTAACTGGAGAAGAAGGACAAACTACAGAAGGATGGAGTCGTGTTCCTGATTCTGCAAAACCATATACTTACTTAAACCCAGGAGAAAGAAACCTAGCTAGAAATACTTTTTATGAAAGCGGTGCTGCTTTTGGCGGTACTGGTGGTACTGGTGGTTTCGGTGGAGCGGGCGGTATGGGTGGTGGCTTACTAAGTGGTCAAGCTTATGCACAACAAATAGCGGGTGGTATGCCTTTTGAACAAGTGGTAGCACCTGGTATGAGTTTCTCTCCAGATCAACCTATGGGTTATCTTGCAGAGGGAGCTACACCCTTCCAACCTAGAGCTTTCCCAATGACAGGAGAAGACTTAGGTTTACCAACAGGCGAAGGAACACCAATGCCAGCTGGAACTACATTTGAAGGTGCACCAGTAAGGATGCCAGCACCAGAAGAAACGGTAGGTGCGGGTTTTGATCCAACACAAGGCGGAACTATACCAGCACCATCGGTTATGGGAAGTCCATTACCTTTAGATATAGATATAGATGAATTATTAAAAAATGTTGATGTAGAACAAGCTATAGAAAACTTGCCTACACCAGTAGCAACACCAACTGTACCTGTAGGAACACCAGAAGACCCTTATGGAACAGGAAATTGGTTAGATCATTATAGTCCAGAAAACCAAGAACAAATGCGTACAGGTAATTCTCTTGTAGCACCACCAGTAGCAGCTCCAGTAGTTTCTACACCTATAACACCTCCTCCGTTACCTCAGATTGTTCCAGAAAGACAACCTGTTATGCCTTCTATACCTGTAACACCTCCTGTGTTAGAAGCACCTACACCTATAGTAGACGTGCCAATAAATTTAGGCTTACCGATGATTGAAGACATGGCCCCAGTTCAAATACCAGAAATACCTTTTCAATTACCACAAATATCACAACCAGTTTCAATACCGACATTACCTGTAGTCAATACTCCTGTAATGCCACAACCTATGGTTAATTTAGGAATGACTCCTACTAACCCAGTTCTAAATATTGATAACATTGTTTCACCCATAAGACAGGGAAGTCCAAGAGCACTACTAGGAACACTCTAATGCCTACACATAAAGAAGTCGTAAAAGCAGCTGAAGCTGAAAGAATACTTGAGTCTGATGTTTTTAAAGAAGCTATGCAATCTTTGAAAGATGAGTATATGCAAGCTTGGTTAAACTCAAAAAACCCAGATGATATTTCTATAAGAGAAAGTTTACACAGGTCTATATTACTAATACCTGAAGTAGAAAAGCATCTGCGTATCATTGCAGAAAAAGGAAAACTGACTAGAGCAAATATAAATAAAGTTCGTAACATCGGTTAAGACTTTCCTTTTTCCCAAAAATTCATATAAAATACTTATAAATACATATAAGGAGTATTTATATATGAGCAATAACGGAAAACCGACTGCTTTACAAACAGATTTAGAGAACACTACTTTCGCTTTTGAAAGTTTCTTAACTCCCGAAGAGGATAAAGTTGTAGAAGCAGAACAAACAGAAGTAGATGTCATTGAGGAAGAAGAACTCCCTGAAGCAGCTGAACTTGAATTAGAAGAAGCTGAAGAAGAAGAGGACTTTGAATACGATGACGAAATTGATGACGAAGAACAATTAGAGGTTGAAGAGGAACAAGAGCAACCCACTTTATACACCATCCGAGTTGATGGTGAAGAAGTAGAGGTCACGCTTGAGGAACTCCAAAACGGATATTCACGTCAGCAAGATTACACTCGCAAAACTCAAGAGCTGTCTCAACAAAGAAAAACTATTGAGCAACAGCAGAAGGAGTTAGCGGAAAGAGATGCTATTTATGCACAGCTGTTACCGAAGATGGAAGCCCAAATATCGGGCGAATTGGCAAACGAGCCAGATTGGAACCAGTTGTATGAAGATGATCCCGTAGGTTATGTTCGTGAAAAGCAACTCTGGGATGATAGAAAAGAGAAATTAGCTGCCGCTCAAGCTGAACAGCAAAGAATTCAACAAGAAGCATTTGCTCAACAGCAACAGCAATACGCACAGATGGTGCAAGAAGGTCAGCAAAAACTCTTGGAGATCATACCAGAATGGCAAAATCCTGAGACAGCGCAACAGGAAAAGCTCGCTATTCGTGAATATGGCATTAACGTCTTGGGGTATTCACCACAAGAGATGGACTCTGTATACGACTACCGAGCATTACTTGGTTTAAGAAATGCATGGCTTAACAGTAAAACTGTTGAGGCTGTAAAGAAAAAACCAACGCAGAAAGCGAAAGCTCGTGTTGCAAGACCTGGTACAACGAACCGACCAAAATCAGTAGCCCCTGTGAAAAAAGCAAAACAGGTTTTAGCAAAATCTGGCAAAGTCCAAGATGCTGCTAAAGTTTTTGAACAAATGTTAAAGTAATTTAAAGGAATATATTATGGCTAAAGTAACTAATGCTTTTGACACATATACGGCCACTGCTGATAGAGAAGATTTAAGTAATATCATTTACAACATCTCTCCAATGCAAACTCCGTTTATGTCCTCAATCGGAACAAGAAACGTTAAAAACGTAGTTTTTGATTGGCAAACTGAATCATTACCAACTCCTAGCGGAACTGGTCAACTTGAAGGTTTTGAACTTTCAAGAGCGGCTTCTACTGCTACTGCAAGAGTTAGTAATGTCTGTCAAATCTCATACAGAGATGCAACTGTAACAGGATCGCAAGATGCTTCAGATGCAGCTGGTAAGAGATCAGAAATGGCACACCAACTAGCTATCATGGCTAAAGCACTAAAAAGAGATATGGAAGAAGCTCTATGTCAA